TCGAAACAGATGAATGGTCTCAGGAACAGGTGGTGCGGAATCTGACGCCCTGGTTGCTGATGTTCTTGCGGGATAATCCAAAGATGGTGAAGTGGTTACAGGCCATACCACCCGAAACATTGTATAAGTTGTATAAGTGGAATACTACGGAGGATGTAGCATGAATTTCATAGAGTATCACAATCCGAGTCTACGACCAGCGACCCTGGGCGGGCAGCCCAGTCCCAAGGAGGGGAATACTCCAGTTATTCTAGAAGCGATCAAGTACCTGTCGGATCGGGCACTGGCGGGCAAGCAGAAACATGGGCGACTCCTGGAGACCAACAATGGTAGGGACGCGGACCTAGATGCTCTCGAAGAATCCGCAGATCTTTTTATGTATTTGTTCCAGAAGCACCTGGAGAACGGTGGTAAGTAATGTACACTACAGCGTGGGTAGTCGGGGACGATCCAGAGGGACAAATGGAAAACATTTGGGCGCACTATTTAGATGCGGCTGAGGAAGAAGAATTCGTTGGTCCACCGTGGTTTGATGGATGGCACGCTAGCCAGTCTCAGGCTAACATGCACGATGTTCCCCATCTGATTATAGTGAATGAGGATGTTCACCAGGCCCCATATATTCAGACTATTCCAATGCCACAGCCTTTGGAAAATGAAGACCAACTGGAGTATTTGGTGCGTGCTGCCAAGGTGGTGTTGGATTATGATGTTGACATTAACAAACTACGCGAGTTTACTGAGGACCAGTTGGTGCTGTTTGGGATGGGTTTGGCAACAACCCGCCAATTTAAGGAAGATACTCCCGAGGCAGCCCTGTGGCTAGCGCGGATGCGGGACTACGTGGATCAGGCCGCAGTATTTGAGGTCCACATCTAGGTATAATACTCCTGACAGCAGAGTGTAGCAGGGACCGAAGGGGCAGCCGCTGGCTCGTCGTGTTCTCGCGGAAGCCGAACACGTTCACGTAGAAGTCCAGCACTTTTACTCGGGCCAGGAAACGGCTCCCTGATTCGGTTCCTGACTAGCTGATAGCAGGAGTGTGGCACGTTGGATCATCGAAGGATTCGAAGACCCCTGGCAGGCTCAGTATACCAGCGTAAGGATGGTCGTTGGGTTGGCGCCGTGCAGCTTTCAGGCGTTCGGCGGGTGGTGTATGGTAAGTCCAGGGCGGAAGCCCAGGAGAAATTGCGGGAGTTTCTCTACACCACAGGTGGTCAGCCCGTGCGGGCGACCAAGATCACGGTCAGAGAGTTTCTGATTGGCTGGCTGGGCCACAGTGCTAGGACTTACCGACCATCGACCATTGCGGTCTACACCCGCATCTGCCGAGAAAAGATTTTCCCCATACTGGGGCATGTCAAACTCCAGCGGCTTCAGCCGCTCCACATTCTCCAGGTTATCAGCCCAAATTCCAGGGGTGGTATGGCGCTCGAAGTCCTAAAATCTGCGCTTTCCGATGCGGTAGACTGGGGCCTACTGAGTGAGAATCCTGCTGGTAAACTCAAGAAACCCCGACGCAGGCGGGTCGAACCAACGGTGTGGTCCCTGGAACAAACCCAGCAGTTTCTAGAGACTGCTAAAGCCAGCCACCTAAAGTACACACCAGCTCTGGTGCTGGTGGTGTCCCTGGGTCTGCGGACCCAGGAGTTGTTGGGCCTGTACTGGGAAGATGTGGATGGCGAGTTTATCAAGGTGCGGCGAGCCGCGACTTGGGCTGAGAACGTGATGCATCTGGGGGAGACCAAAACCAGCTCTGGCAGGCGAATCATTCCCTTGAACACCAGCGCCCTGTGGGCCCTGGGGCAGCTACGTTCGGAGCATCAGCGGATCGTGGTCGGGCGTAACGGCTGCTACCCGACCAGGGAAAGTCTCAGGCTGACTCTGGTAGCACTCTGCGAACAGGCTGGTATACCCAGGCTGTCCATTCACCAGCTTAGACACCAACACGCGAGCTTGCTCTTTGCCGCGGGAGCGACCATCAAGGAAATCCAGGCCCAGCTTGGGCACAGCCAGGCCAGCACGACACTCGATATTTACGCCCACCTGATTAGTCGCGGCAGCCTGGAACTGGCCCGCCGCTTGGATACGCTCCTTAGCAGGAGCGACGCCACCACTCCAGACTCGGAGGGCAACTAGTCCAGGGATTGTAGGAATACGGATTGTACCACTGGCGGGTACCCCCATAACTCCAGTCGTTGTAACTCTGGCAGCCAAAGGCACAAATAGGTTGAGTCCTGGGTGAGTCGCAGAACGCGCAGAGCGGAGCTGGAGTCGCACTCCCGCAGAAAGCACACAGGTCACCGCCATAGTTTTGTTGGGCGTAAGCGGAGGTCAGGCCGATGGCCTGATCCCCCCACGGGCTGGGGACCACCAGTTGACACGCCAGTACCAAAGCTGCTAGAATAATACTGAACCGCATTGGACACTCCTTTCAGCGAGTGGTACCAGTATAACACAAGGAGAGAAATGTCACGTCGGCAGATACGGCCCCAACCTGGGGCCTGGGTGAAACGGAGTCAGGTCGCGGATCGGTGTCCCGCCTGCGGGCGGGTGGAAGTGCTCACTGGCACCGATCTTCAGAAGCTCGCCAAGGAAACCCTGGCCGCCATCGCGGCCCACGACAAGGAGTGTCGTGAGAGGGATAGATTTGCATTAACGGCGTGAAGGTACAATCTACCAGGCGGGGTCAAAACAGGGGCCTCCCTGTGAACTGGCTGAGAACAAAATACCCCAATAGATTTGCATAATTTGGGAGACCGAGGAAAGGGGTTACAGGATGTTCTGTCCGAACTGTGGAGAACAGAGTCAGGAACAGTGGCCCCCTGAAGATGATGACAGGGAGGATGGGGATTTGCCTGAACCTGCGGAGTACCGCTGTCTGCTGTGTGGTCAAACCTGGTATGATGAGTCCATCTATCAGCGATGATAGGTGCGGTTCTGAAACTAGGCTCTATGATTGGGGGACTATAGGGGGATTATATATGATATATAAACTGGGTGATCCCTCTGTTAAGAGGGATTAGTATATAGTCATATACAATACCCCCTGCCCCCTTGAAAATTCAAGGGGGCTTTCATCGTGTCACGAGAACCTTGTATATTCTTTGAGGAATCCATGACACAACCTGGTCAAAGACTCTTGGTTCTAAAAAATTTACAGGGATAAGCGGTGCTCGTGCCTCGCCCATCGCCTGGCCTACAGAGTAGTATGGGCACTTTATATACGGGATACACACTTTGCTGATAATAAAAGACTTTATACATAGATGCACTAGCCTTAAGGCATTACTGCACCGTAATAGCCTATCTTGCGGGGTCATAGCACCTTAGGTGCTATGATCGGACCCTTAGGATTATGCGGGTACCCGTATGTACTACTGTATCCCTGTTACACTGAATGGCCCAGCTTGTTGACAAGAGATAGTGGAATGTGGTACTCCAGAGCATTAGCATATCCTACTTGTGCATAGTGCCCAAACCCTATCCTGTTTATCCCTTATCTACCAATCCAGCATAGTTGGTGCCAAGCAATCCGATAGCCGCAGTCTAGCCAACAATAGTACCAGTCACTTTATATATTCCCCCACAGGTATAACATCCCCCAGCTAGCCCGAGCATCCCAACTTGACAGAAGTTTGCAAACCCAGGATTTTCGTTCATTTCCATTGCTCGGAAGAAACGGCGTTCATCTTTCGGTCAGATTTTCTCCACAATTTCTCCACAATTTAGCCTAGAGTGCTTAGCGTATTAGGAGTATCCTACTTGTGACGGTTGATGACGAACCGCCCAGGGCTGAGCATGCCCAGAAAGGATACTGCCGTGGTGACTCATTTTCACATTGCCTACCCGCGGACCACGCGGCTAGTCATGCCCGCGAAGCGTTGGGCCTATGACACCCGTTCCGCTGCTGAGCAGCGCGTTGAGCGCATCCGAGCCTACTCCCCTGGATATGACGCCGCCATCGTGGAGCGGAAGGGCAGCTTACTAGACTGCCACTGTCGGAACTAGTCCGCCTGATGAGCCGTGACGCGGCGAAACTAGGCCCACTGGCCTAGTCGCGGACCTTTAACAACTGAACAAGACTCCCCCCACGTAATGCGGGCCGACCAGGCCAACGGTCGAACAATGACCAATGGTGCGAGCAGTGGTCCTGCCACAAGGCAGGGTGCGATAGGATTATAACCTGTCGCCAGAACTACTCAAAACGCTACGGCGCGATTGGGGCCAAACATCCAAGGGGAGTCCTTGGCAGCTACACTGCCTACGGGCCGTTGGGAACGTCGTTCCCAAGGTCTCTAAACTGCTAACAACGACTAGTACCGAAAAGGATGGGCTTTTATGCCTAAGCAGCATAAAAACGGTACTACCCACAGGAAAGGTTCCGCTAGAAACTCCGAATCCATCAGGCTTGAGTGGTGCCTACTGTTCAGTAGCCTGGTACTGGGCGAAACACTTCTTCCCTTCATCAAGGCCACACTGGCAGGACTCCTAACCCACATCGGCGCACACGACGCCGCACTACTTGTGATGGGGCTACAGTAATGTGTAAGTGGTGCTGTTCGCGTGGGGTCAAACCTGATCGCAACGGCCGTTGCTGGCATACTAAGCGCCGTAGCATGGAACAAAACGCCCGCCAAACTGGAAACTACAAACTGACCAGGGTCGCAATGGCCGCCCGATGGGAACTGTACGACCGCTGCTGCTATGTGTGCGGTCAAGACCTGCGCTCAGTCATCAAAGGCGAAAAAGCGAGCGATCATGTAAAACCTGTTAGTGCAGGCGGCAAGAACTATGCCTGCAACTTCCGTCCCATCTGTAGGTGGTGTAACGACGACAAGAACGGCAAGTCCTGGCGGTTGTACGTCAGGTCGTTCTCTGGGCGGCTTCCGCTGCCTTAGTCTGGTACGTAGTCGCATGGGAGTTAGTATCATGGCCAAGCGTCCTGTGGTCTTAGATGTCGTGAACCGTGATGGCTACCAGGTTGTCTACCTGAGCAACGGTCGGGTGGTGTACTCCCCCGAGAACCGCTATCGCGTGGGGTCAAGGGTTAAGGAATGACTGAACTAGACGAGTTCAAAACCGCCCTTGCAGATGCCTGCAAGAGCGACCCGTTCCTAGAGTGGTACCTAACGCCGCACCAAGGAGAGCACAGCTATGGCATTGCTACCACCACAACCCAACGTGACCCCTACCAACTACCACATAGCGAAAGTCAGCACCCTGCACGCCATATCCCGCCTGCTAGCACATATCGCAGACGATGATCTAGACGCCGCTAAGATAGTGGCCGCGGCCCTGCCATGTAGGATTCAGAACCTTGAGTGCATCCTGGACACTGACGGGCTAGTACAGCCATGGATCGGAGAATCTTAGATTCTCAGACACCTGGAACGGAGAAGGTAACTAACGATGACTCTCAAAGAAACTCGCCAGATACTATGGGACCACGAAACACCAGGCTATCACTCCTGGTCAACCGCTGTGGAGCAAGGATACCCATACGAGACTGCTGACTGTGACGAATGTATCTACGCCAGGGAACTAGTGAACGCTGCTGGTGCCCGCGAGTATTCGCGGAAGCACGACGCCCGCTTTAGCGGGCGCAACTGATAGGAGAGTATATAGTGCTTACAGCAGAACAGGTCTACACCCTGCCACTAGCGGAGCGCATATGGCAGCTAGCCGATGCTAACGGGGGAGTCACCTACTCGGTGGGCGCAGATGCCCAGGTGACCCAAGGATACGCAGTAAGCGTATTCCCTGACCGAGAAGTGACCCTGACCAACTTGTGGCCCGATGACGTGCAGCGGTTCATCGAACGAAACTCCGAGTTATGGGCTAACTCCGAGAACTGCCTAGGCGCATGGCGCGATCATACAGGACTCTGGTACCTGGATGTGTCTAAAGTGTTGTCTGACAAGGGGCAAGCCTTGCTAGTAGGGCAACTGTACCACCAAGTAGCTATCTATGATCTGACCAACAACGCGGACATACCCGCAGTCTATCCAGAAGTGGAGAAGGCAGCATGAAATTCCTTAAGTGGTGGTGGACTAACTGGGTCAAGTACAGCAAGTACAACTATCCTGAGTACTGGAGTCTGGGCTAGTGCCCAGACTCCGAAGGAGCCTGTAACATGAAAACACCTACTACGCTGGTGGCTATCCGTGACTATCTAGAAGCAGCAAAGCGGGGCTTATACAGGTACCCACTCACCTACTACGACGAACACTATGAAAAGATGGACTTAGCTTACTACAAAGTACAAGAAGTCATAGACCTTGTTAAGTCCGCGATGGCATAGGAGTATACCGTGACGTACCTACACCGTTACACGTTCACAGACACCAGTGGCTCACACCTACTGGTAACAGAGCCCGCACCATACGCCCTGTACAACGATGGCACTAACCTGGACTTGATAAGCCGCGCAGACGCGGCTGTGATGCTCCGCCGATGGCGCCGCTGGGCACAGGAACCGCTTACTACGCTAACACAGGAGAAACTGACATGATCGAGAACCTTGGTCTACTCTGGGCACTCGGAACTGTAGTAGTTATCGTTGGGCATGTCGCCCTGCGAGTACTGGGTGGACTATGAACTACAGGGTAACGCATCACACATGGCCTGGCAGTCGCCGTAGGCTCATAACGGTCATAGACCGTTTCGGGAACGTTGTCAGAAGATACGAGCAGTGTGTGGGTAAGCGGTGGACTGTGCAATATCGTAAAGGCGGTAGGTAACGTGGACACGAAACCTGATATCCCATCCCTGGCGCGAGCCAGGGTACAACTAGCCAAGCGGCTACTCGACCTGTGTCCAGAGTGTTTTGATTGCTGGGTTCCCCATACCAAGAAGGCGTTCATCCAGTTGAACTACAGGTTTCTCTGTGGCGATCTGGCCTGGCTACGCTCTAGGATCATGCGGGCAGGGGAATGTTGTGGGCACGGTTGTACAGGGTCGGGGGAGCTTGGCTCCCCTGGTCCGAAAGGGTCAGAGAATCCTAGTTAAGGGGTCAGAGAATCTTACGGAGTCAGAGCAGGGCTCTGATTCTTACAGGATTCTTATTGCCAGCCAGTCACTAGTCGGATATAGTTAGGCGTAAAGAGTAACTGAGTTAGACAACCCCTCGGCAACAAAGGGAGTACCCAGTTTAGGAGAAGAAAAGTGATCGCTGTAGATGCAGTGTGTCGGGTATGTGGCAAGGCTATTAGAACGGCGCCTGGGTTGCTCCAATACTGCGCGGAGCACTATCGCTACAATCCTGGTGGCCTGGCTACGTGGTATGAAAGGGGTTTGCTTACTGAAGCAGAGTATCTAGAACTAGCTGGTATTGCCCAGCATTCAAGAAGCGGAAGCGCATAGTGTTGCTGTTAGTGTTGGGGGTGGGGCTGTTCGCAGCCCCTTACCTACTCTACTGGCTACTAAGGAGCAACAATGCTACGTAGACTAAATGCTCAAACACACCGCGGTATCCCCAAGCGTTACACTACCAGTGGCAGGGGCAAACAAACATGGCTCAATGAACAGCGCTGGGCCAGCGGACATGAGTCTAAGACTGGATTAAACCAGCCCATTATATCTAAGCAGATGCGTACACATCTGGAGAAAGCACATGCTTAGTCAGACTGAAATCACGGAACGGGTCAAGGAGTATGTTAAAAGGGGCCATCAGGCCCCCGCGCTCCTAGCGGTAGGCCAGAGCGGAACGCAGTTACTAGAGTTTCCTGGCACTATTTATTTGCCAGTGGTAGGAGTTGCCTATAGTCTATATTGCGCGGGCAGGTTTCTGCCCTATCGAGACAGGCTCGGAGAGCTTGAGCAGGTTGTGTGGATTGAACCTACTACCGTAGTTGGTGGCCCAGGCGCGAGCCTGGGTGTGCTCTTGGTCGCAGAGTACAAAACTACTGGTGAACATACTATTGTTGGTGGTGTGGATAACCTGCAACCGCTAGACACCAATCCGTTCACGGAACAACTGGAAGCTTTTGTGCAGGGGTACAACCGCCAGCCGTATATCGAGTATAGGAATGTGTAACTGAGGGAATACAGAGCGGAGCAGGGCTCTGCCGCTAGTTAGGCAAGGTTAAGATTTGGTGCAGCCTGAAGCACCGTAGTAGTGTGAGTGGAGAATAACTTGACAAACTAACACGTTAAGGATACTCTAAGACTGCGTTCATTCAGTCTTCATCTGGGGGCTCTACGGTGGTACAGTCATCCGACCTTACGGAGCAAGACTTGGTGCAACTTGGCAAAGCCTTTCTGGAGTACCTGACCACACCCTGCGAGTGTGGGCGCCAGGTCGGGATGGAGCGCCTATTAGAACTAGTCAAGCAGGCCACGGCAGCCTACGTCGCCGTACAATAAGGAAAACCCCCTGGGAATCCAGGGGGGCTTGTTCCGCTCCTAGAGTTACAAGCTGAGCGGCTTCAGTAGGTCGTCTGGCACCTGCCAGTTACTAGGAGTGACAGGCGCTTGGGTCGGAGCAACGCTCGGACCTGTAGCAGTCGGCAGACTGCGCGGCCAGTTACCAAAGAAGCTGCTGCACGCCGCTTCAATGCGGTTGCTCAGGTCTAACACATCCACGGCCACGCCGTAGTGGGCCAGCTCTCGCTGGACTGCCGCCAGCGCGTACGCCTTTTTATCCTGCACAACTTGGGTACTCCCAAGCTTCTCCGCGGCGAGGACCGCGGTAGCGACCACGGCATCAATCAGTTCCTTCTGGCGGGCGGGCGCCGCCCAGTAGAGTCGCGCGAGATACAGGCTTCCTTCTTGGAACAGGCGCCGCCCCAGCGGCACCAGCGCTACGGACACCAAGAGTAGCCCCAGGGGGCTGTTGAGAAAACCAACGACTGCGCTTGCTGCTTCAAACATAAAGGGCTATACTCCAAAACACGGGGAGAAACTATGAACATGGAACAACAGTTCTATAACTACCTAGCCAGCTTGCCCGTCGCTACTGGTGCTGAGACAGACGAAGAGTTAGCGGACTTGTCGGCCACGTTGTTTCGGGCCTACGCCATGAGCACAGCATACCAGCTCGTGGATCGCCTAAATACCATGCAGCCCGAAGAACGCTTCTTCGTGGACTATCAGTACGGCGCGGGGGCTACATTCTACGTGGTGAGAAGTCGAGCAAAGCACTAACTTAGGAGTGGGGCCAGATAGGTAAGCGGCGCATTAGCGCCGCTTCCTAGCCCGTTTCGGAAGTGTTCTGTAATTCTGGCCCTGGACATATTCCTGGGCCTTTGCAGGGCTGAGCCCCTTCTTCTTAATACCGCCGTGAGCGACCGCTTCCATGAAGCGGTATTGTTTCTGTGATGTGGCTGGCATTAGTGCCCACTATCGGGTGGCCCTGGCGTGCGCGTAATCAGGGTACCCTGGTATCCAAGACCTTGCATCCATGAGGATGCGTCCACATTACCCCCGCCGCCACCTGTCGGCGCAAACTGGTCGGTGCCCTGATTTACGCTCAGGTCTAGGTGCTGCCAGCCATCAGGAAATGGAAACTGCCGCCAGGCGCTCGGGATCGGCCCGAGCTGATCGAGTGAGCTATCCCCCACCGCAGCAACCTGCTGACCCTGGCTGACCTGTTGGCCCACGGTAACCGTGGCCTGCACGTGGCGATAGCGCCACGCCCACGACTTGTCAGGCAGTGCTAAGATGACTTCAGCCCCACCATTCAGGCCCACACCAGGGATGACTTCCTCGACCACACAATCGGCGGGCGCCACCACGCTAGTCCCACGAGGGATAAACAGATCGCAGCCCAGGCTACCAGGTAGCCACTTAGTCTGACCGTATACTGCCCCGTTGGGAATGGGGCTAACAAACTGAGCCGTAGGCTCTGGGGTCGGTTCAGGCGCTTTTGGGAGTAGCTCCTCGATTTGCTGCGCCACATCATAAATCGGACCAATGTCATGGTCCATAATCTGAACCATACTAGCCTGATACTGGGCCTTATTCGCGTCATACGCACAGCGGTCGGCCTGAGCCTGAGCCACCATTTCACGGAGCTGCTGGAGCTTGTCTCGAATCGCGGTTACGTCCACGTTATCATCCACGGGCGGCACAGGGGCCGCATGCTTAATTACCCACACTTCTCGGACAATGTTTGCGGTGAAATACCCCGCAGGAAGCCAGTGGTAGCCGTTATCATCAAAATCTTGGCCCCACGAACCCTGACACCCGACATAGCCATAGCCGCCTGGGGCGGCGTTGTTATTCGACCAATCAGTCACTTCGATGGCATGGCCCCCTAGGGCAGCGGACCACGGACCAGGCATTTGCTTTTTGCCATCGGGGCTGGAGTTCTCAAACTCGGGGTACACATCTAGCGCGAGTACAATACTAATACTCGGATCATTCTCGGCCTGCGCGAGCGCGGCCCAGGTTCCCTGAAGTAGAGCTAGACCCGTGCCCTGTACTTGTGAGTAGGATTCAATCTTGACTGTCTGGGTATCCGCGGACGCGGGGGGCCGCTGGCTGAAGCGGCTGACATCATACGGCCAGGCCGACTCGGGGGGAATACCGTACTGCTGAAGTGCCTTGCACAGAGCAAGCATCGTAGCGCCACCATCCACAGTGGCGGGAGTACCATCTACCAGCCGATCATAATAGTACAAATACAGCGGACTCCGCTGCCCATCGTGAAGAATACCTTCTACCCCATTCGCTCCCGCATGGCCCGTACAGGAGCCTAGGTTTCCCTGATTGGTAACGGTTTGCTGACGATTCCGCAGGCTAATGTCCTGGGGCGGTGTCGCGGCTGCGACATGTTCAAATGCAAAGGTACGTGGATCGGGTGTGCCCCAACGTACCCCCAGAGTGTGACCACCAGGGGTCGTGACTCGATTACTCAAATTTCATATCCCCAAACATAACCTTCAACGGTCGAAGTCGCTGACACATCTAGAAGCAAGTTGTCATCCGCCGCGTTCGGCGCGTAAGCTAGATCGGAATACCCTGGCGGGTCGGTAGACACCGCTGCTGCCGCGTACTTAGCGGTTCGGAGTAGTGTGCTGGGGCCTGAGCCATACTTAAAAATGAACGCGGCTGCTGCCGAGGTACTAAGCTGCCAACCCAGGAGCACAAACTTCTTACCAGCGGCAGGGTCCCAAGCGGTGATCGGTGTACCTGCAGTAATGGACTGAGAACTAATAGCCTTAAAGACTGTGGTGGGCTTCCCCGTGTTGAATGGACTAACACTCATGCGCTAACGTACTTCTCTAACTCAGTCGTAACCGACTGCACTTCCGACCAGTTTCTACTAGCCTTGGCCCGCTGTAAGCGGTCAATTAACTCGGGCAGAACATCGTGGCTAAAGCCACCCCAGTAGGAAAGCTGTTCATCCACACTCACGTTGTCGTTCCCGCCATTCAAAGATTCCTCATGCCACACATCCAGGTCTATTGGGTTACCAGAATATTGCTTACCCGCACGTTCCGACCATCCCCCATAGTGGCTCCAATCATTGTCATCCGCCACGCCATCGTAGTCGGCATCCCACAGGGGCAGGTCGCTAAACTCTGCACTGTTGTCCATATATGGCACCCACCACCATTGGCCTGTGTAGATACCAGGCTTGCCGCCCTGCGCTTGAACAGCGCCCACAAAATCATGTATCCAGGCTACTCGCTGACTGGGGCTGGTGCCAGCCCATCTGGGGTCGGTTTCCTCACAGTCTAGCCAGTAGTGATCGGGGCTATATTCGCTGTACAGCGAAAGTGCTTCTTTTGCTGTAGTTACGGCATCTTCCGAGAAATACGCCCACACATATACTGCCAGGCGAAAGCCCGCATCCCCGAGTACCTGTAGCTGTTGGTGCGCAATATCACTGAGTTCCTGGCGCTCTAACGAGGCGCGAACTACGACATGCTGAATACCCTGGTCTCGCCAGGACTGAAGCTGCCCAGGACTAGGAACACCGTTGTAGTTGGATATATCCAGACCCTTTAGCATTAACTCAATACCTTCTCGATCGCGTGTACAACTTCGGTAAGGTCAAACGGTTTGACCAGCGTAACGGTACCTGCTAACTCTTCCGTGGTCAGGGGTAGTCCTGTAACCAGGACCAGCGGCCGTTCTAGATGGAGCTGTTGTAGCTCGGCCATGACTTCGGGGCCTGTCCGCACGGGCATCACAAAATCCAACAGGATCACATCGGGCTCATGGGCAATCACCGCTTCGGGTACGTTGGTACTGTGATCCATCAAATCTACGTGGTATCCCAGGTTTTCCAGATAGTCCCGTACAATGTGGCGGTATTCGTGGTCATCATCAATAACCAGCACTCGGGTCATGGGAAAACACCACCAAGTCTACGGACTTCTGCTTCTAGCTTCCGAACCCGACAGAGTAAATCATCCCTTTCTGCCTTGCAGGCGTGGACTTCTTCACGGAGACTGGTCACTTCCTGGCGTAGGTTGTCAAGAGCTTCTTGATACAGGTCGGCTACGGTCTTGGCCGCCTCCAGCGCGGCCTGGTGAGCGCGGGTTTCCGCCTCACGACTATCGACTTCGACCTTCTCCGCATCAATGTGGATTTCCTGACCCTTACGTTGCCAGTCCAGCAGTGCCTTGATGATTCCACCACCTAGCAGGGCGCCTACAGCGCCAGATAGTAATGTGTCCATTAGGCAATTTCGTAGACCGCAACAACCATGACCTTATCGCCGCTGGCCGCTGCGATGTTCGGAGAAGACCCCAAGTAGTCCGCACGCTCACCGACCAGGAGCTTCATTGTAGTGGAACTGGCCGCGATTGCGTGGCCGTTGTAGTAGGAAGTACCACTATCCAGATAGACTGCACTGCCACAAACAACCTCAGTGCCCGTTTGCTTAGGCTGTATAGCCGCGGGAATACCAGTGACAACCACCGCGCTACCTGCACTACCCGCACTGCTAATGGAAATCTGCATCTGGACAATGGCAGTCTTACCAAAGATCGCGTAGCGCGCAAACACGACCGAGACCGTTAATGCACTAGACTGAGTAACACCAGGAGTAAAATCAGTCCAGGCCCCTGTGTTCTGAATAGTATTAGTACCGACTAGTGTGGTGTTGGCATCAGGCAGGGTTAGGGTACGAGTAGTTCCTGTAGTAATTCCCGACAGTTGAAACTTGGCGTGCTTGCTGGTGTCGGTACCATCTTGCAGTGTTAGATTGTCATCTTTAACGGTAATGTCATTAGTATTATCCAGGCTCTTGTTCTGGACTGTCTGACTACCATCTGGGGTCAGGATGTTTGGCAGTAGCGCATTGGCCTTGATAAAGGCTACCTTCCCTGTCGGGCTGGTGATTCGCACATCATAGGAGCCATCAGCTAGGCTTATAGTCCACTTACCCGTGGTGCCATTACTGGTAGTCGAATCTACAGGCGTGCCCGTAGGAATTGCATCATCAGCATCAAAGAAATCAATAGTGCAGACTAGGGCGTTGCCTGCGGTATCGAACGTGAATCCTGTAAGCGTGGTAGACATTAATAACCGAACCTTGCTCCGCGAGAATGGTCGATATACATACGCGCCTGTTCTAGATAATAGACTGGATCACGTAGGGCATCATCTTCATCAATCCAAATCAATTGAATACCCCTGTTGGCGAGTTGGAGTCGTTGGAGCTGATCGCGGGCAATGGTCCCCGAACCCACTTCATAGTGCCAGTGGATGCCCTGCACGTTCACGCCCAGCCGCGGGTTTAAATCGTACTCTTCAAAGTCCAACACCAACCCACCAAGATCGAGCCGACCACCCTGTAAACTGCTCTGGAAATGGAAATCAATTTCGGGGCGTAGGTTAATCTGTAGATGTGCCCAGTAGATCGCCCATTCATCGGTGGTGCCCAGGAAATCAGGCGGCTTAGGCGGGTAGGGAGTTGGTGGTTTCTGGAGTAGGCTACGCTGTAGGCCCTTGGGGCCACGGGTGAGAATGGGCTTGGGCTGGCGCAGGAGTCTGGTAGATGGTCGGCGCCTGTTGTGAAAAGGCTGAAGGGGACTAGTCCGCTGTCGGCCTAATGCAGTCTTACCCTGACTAGGAAACTGGGGGAATTGATCGGGCACTAATACTTGACCCGCTTCAGGCGGGGGTTGGCTTTCTTGGCCGCAGGCGAAGCCTTGCGGGAGCTGGCTGCCAGGATGGCGCCAGCAGACTTCTTAGAGAGCCCTTCCGACTTGGCGATCTTGTTCTGAACTGCTTTAAAACCAGGGTGTGCTTTTGCCATTATACTTCCACGAGGGGTCTGGGCTGGTGCCTAGACCTCGACCAGGGCCAATTCAAATCGGCCCCCTTCTTCAATACCTGTATACGTACTAGCATGTGCCTGCGAAGGCTTAATCTTCCCGCTGAGAATAGATTCCCCAGCACGACGAAACTCGAAATCCACCAGGGTTTTCTTGGCAAGTGTGGCCTTGATCGCCACCAGCATTTCCCAGGGAGAGCGCCCGCTATAGGGCTGGCTTAGATCAACGGTCAGGTTGTACCCAAACAACGGGTCTAAGAGTCGTAGGAATTTCAGGGCCGCAAAACGGAACACTGGGGTCTTGGTCGTATCGGTACCCCGTGCTAACTCACCGCGGAAACGGATGTTACGGAACACGATGCCTGCGGCGTTATCAAACTCAAAGGTATCCTCGTTGGTACTACCAGACAGGGTTCCTAGCGTAGTCCAGGTTTGTGCCTCATCAATGGCATACTTGAGTGTAATGGTCTCATCAGCGGTAATCTGCTCGGCTCGCGCCTTGACTTCCAGGGCCAGCTTATCTAACTCAGCCCAGCCCGCATCAAACCAGGGAGTCTCAAAGTAGCCGCTCGGCCCAAACTCCCAACCAGGCTCTTCCAGGGGATTGAATACCCCCTGCGGTAGGGGAATGTAGTTAAGCTCTTGATTAGCACCAAACCACAGTCTATTGGTCCCGCCCGCGGGTGACATTTTCATCCACTGGATTTGTGATCCAGCGGTACCCGAAGTCCAGAATGTGAACCAGCCCGTACCAGTCCAGGCAAAGATCGAGGCTAGTCCCGCAGAATCCCCAAACACCGTAGTGTCATAACCAGATGGAGCGGTAGATAAATCGGTCTCACTCTCGACAATGGCCCCATTCATACCAGCCATCAGCCAGTTGAAGGCATCCGCCAGGCAATCAATCGTCCCGCGGTAGTCCGCGGGCAGGCCGTTGTCCCGATTGAGCCCCACAGGAATGACCGTAGCACCTGTGAAACGGTAAGCATCTACACCAGCAGTGAGATAGAAATCTCCCTGATAGAGCACATGGCCCCTACCCCCATGCGTATGATGGGGAAAACTCAGCCGAGTACGAAACCATTTATCGTTGGCATCGTCATATATCCACAGCCCTGTCTTGGTAGTAGCAACCACCTTTTCCGCTTCATCCGCGTTGAAGAAAGTATCAAGAGCGCTGACTTCACCAAACAGCACAGGCATTTGGGCTTTCTTGGCCCACCCATCATTAGCTGCCGTTAGATCGGCAGTCACCCAAAGGGTGTTATCAGTGTCCAGCGCCCACAGGCGACCATCCCAGACAGTCAGATACTTGGCCTCGGGCAGTGTACTACCATCCCCTGTTTTGATACTCCACGTAGTCCCGTCGTAGCGGATATACTGGCTGCCCGAGCAAAACACTAGCCAGTCGGTGTCACCAATACGGAGCGATGCCCCATCCGTGGCCGCTGAATCCAAGTCCCCATAGGTCAACTCAGAAGGGCGGCCTACCATCGTAGCGCCCTCTAACCAATAGCGAATCTTCTCCGCAAACGCCACGTATAGGGTGTTGTTGTAATCTACTCCCGCTGCAACCTCACGGGTGCCTGTGGTACGAGTGTTAACTACTGCCCCAACACTATGAACCGCAGCGGATGATCCATCTGCGGCACGGGTGGTAACCAGCACATCCCCATCTTTAGCGGTAACAATTTCGGTCTCATTATCAATCAGGATTGGGAATGGCGGGCTTGGTAGCAGGTCTCCCGTATCGGTAGCAACAGTTAATCCTAGGCTAATTGCCGATTGCTCTACTGCAACCGTGGTAGTCAGGCTCGGGCCTGCCTGATTGGCTAGTGGGGGTAGGATAATCTGTTTGGTAAACCGCCCATCCGCGGTCAGGAAATACAATCGGTCCTGCTGGGTGGACACATCCATTCGCAGGACTAACATACCCCCCTTAAAATCCGAGAATATCCAGGAGCTTGCAAGCTGTTCCGTGTCACGGGTAAAGTCACCAATTGTGACCTTGGGGGGAAAAATTGACACCAAGCTGACATTGACTGCACCCGACAAGGGATAGCGAATCCCATCCAGGTAGATCTCATCGGGACTAATAACATCCGTAGCAAGAGTCAACGAATAACCCTCGAACCTGGAAGTAACATACTAGTAGGTTTAATGGCTTCGGCCTGGGCGTGGTAGAACTGGGACACCTGAGCTGCGGATTCTCGGTCTTGTTGTTTAATGTGATCGCCTGCCAGGATGGCAGCCGCCCGCAGGGCTAGATAGTTAGCGTCAATGTCGGTGTAAGAGTCATCCGAGACCATCGGCTGTGGCCGAATCTGCCCCACCAAACGAAAGTTGTTAGCTGAAGCTGCGGAAGCGACCCGCAGTACCCTGCGCCCTGCCACCAAAGACCAATCCGACCTCAAGAGCTGGGTAAATCCATCCGTAGAATTCCCTGTCCACACTTGTTGGAGTGCGAAAAATGGTAGCGTAACCTGATACTCTAGCTGGCTATCCACCTGAGCAATGGATTCGTCTTCGACGGGAATAAGGAACTGATCGCCGTGCCAACCGAGAGCCGTGTTGATAGCGCGGTTGTATTCATCCACCGAGAACCGTTTGTGCAGCTCGTAATAACTGGTAGTGTCATACGCATTCGGGGCCGCGGTGCCAAACGTTAGTGTGGCCGTGCCTTTACTAAAGGCGTTCGCAAAGGTCGATACCTTGCGTTCGATACCACGGTTCGTTCCCGCATAAACATATACCCAGGCCCCACGACAAAAGTCGTTACCCTCAATTCGCTCGGAATCAATCAGAGTAGTCGTAGTGCCGCCCGTGGCAACACCCAGTAACAGATCACCTAGTAGCTGAGCAACCATGTGGCGCAGTTCCCACCGCGCCTTAATATCCGCCCCAGGATAGACCGCTCGAAAAAACCGATCTTCTTGCCAGGTACCCAGACTCGTCGTGGTGGTCACACGCTCGCGGTAGAAGCCTGGAGTAGTGATGTTAGCCCCAGTCGGTAGGTAGAAGTACACCCCTGGTAGGGCGGTATCTTCGGTCATATTCTGGGCAGTGACTAACTGGGTGCCTGCATAGTTCCACAGGGAATACAGGGGAACGAGCCCCGTTTGCGGGGCCCCCTTCGCAGTTACGCGATAGTCACGCCTGGTGGTGTTGCCGACTAGGGCCTCAGCCATTACTTGTTGTCTGCCTTCACAGAAGCAGGGGTAATGTCCTTGTAGCCAAGATCACGAACAAGAAGCTCTGCCAGAGTTTCATCCTCGACCTGGGCCTTACCCTCAATGAACCGCACGCCATAGCGGCGTGCATCAAAAGCGTTGTTCTCGCAAGCAATAACTCGCATTAAATCCTCTTTAGGGTAACCGTAACGGTGACACCAACTAGCTCCGTAGCACCAGCCGAGAAGTCCAGGGCAAGCCTGTCCCCAGCCGCAAGCTGAAGGTCCGATGCTGTAGTCGAGAGAGTACCCGTCTGAACCGTGTTGGCCGTAGACTTACAGTTAAACCCTGCGTTCGTGTTGTTGGTGAGCAGATTAGTGCCCGCCCCAGGGGCGTTCGTAGAAGTGTCCTTGACCACCTGTAGGCTCAACGAGCCCGCAGTAGCCTCGGCAACGGCCGATACAAAACTCACCGCCACCACCTGGTAGGCCCGATTGGCTACAAAGAAAGTCTGGTCTACCATGAGCGCTGCACCGCCCACATGGGCGCTAACCTCTAGGTGCTGGGGAACAATAACCCCACCAACCGTGAAATCATCCGCGGTAGCGGCCGAGCAGCCATTCAGGTTTCGTCCTGAAATTGTATGGGGAAGGAACATGATTCTCCTTTAGTAAGGCCAGGGCTTGCGCCCTGACCCCACATCTTACATCCGCTCGGTATCCGCCCAGCCAATTTCAAACTTAGGAGAGCCATACACGTTGTCCGTGTTGTTAAGCGTAACCTTGGCCCGCACCCAAGCCTTGTTGGTGTTAAAACGGCGGCGGAAGAAACCCGCTTCAGTCGGGTCCGCCGAACTATCCCGCATCGTCACAAGGTCCTTGTAGTCAGCATCCACATCATCATCTGAGTGCTGAATCACCACCTGGATAGTCGGACCCGTGCCACTAGCAGCGGCATCAACAGGACCAAACCGCGCCACAAGCGGCTGAAACACTGGCGTCTTAGCGATGTTGAGACCCGTGGACTTGATCGTAGTACCGAGACTGCCCGTGAGGGCAACCGTAACCGAAAGATTGTTGTCGTACATTTTCTATCCTACGTAAGGAGAACCTTACGCAATCTTCAAACCCTTCAGGCGGCCCATCGAACGATCATTCCAGTTGGCAAGGCCAACGGGCCACTCCGTGCGGGTACGAAGGACCGACTTATCGGGCAGCTCCCCCAGGTCACGCACATCCAGCTTAAACTCTTCAATACCGTGCAGGTATTCACCCACACCGAACCGACAAGCGTAGATGCTGGTAATGCCACTGGAGCCATCATGGTTATCCGCGATAATCTTCGTGGTCTGGTCTGCTTTAACGCCCATATCAATAAGCGGGACACCCATAAACGTACTAACAGTACGGTCAAAAGAATCCTTGGTCGTGCTCAAAAGACCCGCACGGCGGACCACCGACTCCACATACAGATACGTAGTATCGTTCATATAGAGCGCATCGGCCTTGTGGCCCTCGATCACATAGATTAACTGGTGCAGGTAATCCAAAAGGGTCTGGGCGTTGGTGTCACGGGCGGTACCCGTGCTCAGGTCCAGCGAAGCCGCGTCAATCGTCTGCCGCGAAGCCAGGTTCGACACACGAACCTTCAGCCCATCAAAACCATCAGGCGTCGTCGCCTGGTCGCCATTGATGAAGAAGTCGTTGAAAGCGTAAGCAATTGCCTTCGTTTCCATCTTAGTCTGGAGCGCACGCGGGTCCATGATCGTGTTCTTATCACGGTTCAGGACAACATCCACATCAATGTCACCACCCAGGATGTACACCGACTCAGATTGCTGTTGCGTAGTACCAGTGCTCTCGCTAAAAGCTTGCGAAATCTTACGGAAACCGACCGTGGGAAGGGTCTGCCACTTCACCACACTGATACCCAGACCCCCGATGCCTTCAAAAGGCAAGGTCTGCATTACATACGACTCTTCCAACAGGCCCATAATGATGCCCTTACGAAGGGGATCACGTTCTAGCTTGGCCTGCTCCGCAAGGGTCATAGCCATTGGGGAAAACTCCTGCGCCCCCGTGGTTCAGGGGGCGAAAACTCTAAGCCGTGGAATCGGGCTTAGGTAACAAACGGAACAGGTCTAGCGCTTCCGAGCGCGGGCCTGTGTATTACGGCGGTAGCCTTCTGAAATCAAATCCATTGTGGACATGGTGTTCAGGGACTTCTGCGCGGGGGCCGCGCTGTTACCGCCCACGGGGTCAACGTGCTTGTTCGCACGTTCCAGGTTCCGCAAAGTGCGGAACTGCTCAACATAGATGCGGGCGCCGTGCGCCATCGACCGACCATCGGGGTACCCCGCAAGGGCCTGACGGAGATGCTCCCGATCTAGCCCAGGCTCAGCCTGAAGGGCCACATCAACAATCTGATTAGCCACCAAATGCTTGGCAGGCACTTCCAACGCCAGCCGCTCCATCTGGAGCTGTAGCTGCTGAGCAGCTACCTGGCGCTGCATACGCCGTTCCTGGAGCGTTCGGCCGAGAGTCTGAAGGTCTTCGGGCTTGTCCTGAAGGTGGAGCGCATGGGCCTGCGCCTGGGTATCTTCATCGCGCTGGGCCTGGACAAGCTGGTAGAGCTGGGTCTGGATAGCCTGGAGCTGCTGTTGCGCCTGCGGCGCGTACTGGGAATAATCCGCCTGGGGCTGCTGGCCTGCGGTCGGGGCACCGCTTGTAGGGGTGCTAACGTTCGGCTGAACGTTGGGAACAGGCTGGGCTTCGGGCTGACTTTCCGCTACGCTGGGGAGCTGCTGCTGGTCAGGGCGCTGGGGCTCGTAAGCCGTGGGACCACTGGGGTTGAAACTCTGTAGTCCATCACCGCCTTCGGTGGCTGGCGCCCCGCTCTGCGGGGTCGGGTCCATAAATTACTATCCTATAGGTAGTGTGTTGTTCTGGGGAACAGTCTGCATGAGCGGGGTCCGATTCTGGAGCATCCCGCGGGTTAGGGCCTGGAGTAGAAGAACCTGCATCACCTGGGGGTTGGTGGTCATGGCGGCGCGAGTCGCCGCATCACCATAGCGGTAGTCGTTCAGGACCGCGTTCCGTAGGTCGCTGGGCGCAAGCTGGGAATAGTCGGTAGGCTTGCGGATAAAGTCCTGGTAGCCCAGGACTTCGGGCCGCCCGAGACTGGCAATCACCTGGCGTAGGACTTCATTCCGCTGCGCGTTGGCGACTCGTTGCGCGGGGGTCATATCCGCGGTGGGCGGTTGGATGGGGGCGTTGGCCTGTTCGATAGCGGCCTGAGTATTGCCGCGGAACGTGATCGGGAGTCCTGCCAGAGACAGAAGTTGTTCGGCCAGTCGTTGTGTACCCGCCTGCTGGGACGCACTATTGAAGGCGGGACTGGCCTGGCCCAGACGGGCCGCGGCGATCATGGCAGGGTTGTTGGTCTGCCCCGTTTGCTCAATCGACTGCTCTCCGAGCCTGAGCCGAGCTGCCCGCTCGGGGTCAAAGGCGGGTCGCCCGCCAAGCGCCTGAAGCGCAATCTGGAGCTGATCAAGGGGGGTTTGGACTTGCTGGCCTGTGGTAGCCTGGACCACGTTCTTAACCAGGGGTTCTACGGTCGGGACAAAACTGGTGGGCGCGTGGGCGCCTTCGGCCCCTGAAGCGTTGATCGCGGTGGCGATGAGCGGGTTAGGAGACATACCAAGCTGCTGTGCAGTATCCAGGAAACGGCCAACCACAGGGTTTTCACCTGAACGATCATTAGTGTTCTGAAAGAGCTGCCCCAGGATACCAATGTACTGCTCGGGATTTAGATAGGCTTCGCCATTGCGCCCTACTAGCGCCTGCATGAGCAGGTCGCCAAAGCCCCCAAGGGGTACAGCATCTTCCTGGCCTGGCCGATGGATACCCTGCTGCTCGGCGTTCGCCTGCGCCGCATCGCGGTAGCGCCTAAACGCTTCAAAGAGTCCTGGCTTCTGGAGAAAGGTTTGCAGGTAGAACGGGATGTTGCGACTGGCCCAGTAATGGAACGCCATTACATTACCAAGTTTCTGATCGAGCGGAGTCACCATACGGGGGTCGAAATGAATCCTACTGGAGAGTTGGTTGCCTGCGGCCCAGGCTTCCGCCCGAGACTGATTAAGTTCTGCCAGTACCCGCGCTTGTACTTCAGAGTTAGCGCCCGCATCATTCAGGATGCCCGACATTCGGGTTGGCCCGATGAACCCATCGGTCATATCCAACGCCTTGAGCGCATTGGTCGGGTCCACACCCTGAGCCGTTAGCTCCTGAGCAACTTTATCCTGAAGATCACTAACACCAGCCTTGAGAGCTTCCTTGTAGCCGTGCATGAAGGTACCCATACGGGCTGACTGGTCAATAGCGTCTGCAACTTCCTGGGAGAACCGAATCAAGCCCCCAATAATCGGGGCGTTCTCCAGGCCACGGGCCTGCGACATTTCGGGGGTAATTACGTGACCATGCGTAGCCGCTAGCGTCGAACGGGGAAAAGCCTGTAGTTCAGCTTGATCGAGAAATTGCTGCGCATCAGGACCAAGGGCCTGACCCGCCAAACGTTCTGTCGAAGGAGAAACTGTTTCACCTGTGGCAGTCTTGGAAATCGCGCGAAGCGCGTCCTTCAGCATGCCCCCAAGATCGACAAACCCTGTATGGCCCAGATAAAGCAGATTTTTCAGCCCCTCATCGGTCAGGTTTTGCAGATTGAAACGTGGGGTCGTTAGGGCCAGTTGCTTCCAGCCAGCAAGAGACTGTCGGAGCGCGTTGGAATCCTGAAACTTCACCCCCAGTTCCTTTGCCATATCGGCCATGTGTCGAACAGTAATGGCTTCGTCTACGCCCGCGTCCAGCGGATCAATACCCCAGAATTTCCGCATCTGGTCAATGGTCTTTAGGGCCGCTTCATTCCCCTGGGCAAGCTTGGCCGCTTCGTCAAGGTTCGCTGGGGCGAGCGCTGGGAAGTTGAGCCCTTCCGCGAGTTTGGTAACGTCGGCCTTGTAACGGTCGATGAGGGCGGCGGTTTGGGTGCCCGCGGTGCGGGCGGTCTCTGCGGACCATTGGGGGTTGGTAACGGCTGATTCGACAAGCCTGGCTGCGTCAGCGTTGCTAATATTTTTTGTAAACTTTGAGACCGTGTTTGGGGTCGAGCCACTGGTTTGGGCTCCTTCTTCAATGATTTGCTGGAGTCGGGGCCGAACGGCCTGTATCGCGGCCTGAAATTCGGGGGTACCCTGGCCTGCCATAATCTGCGAAAATAGCTGGGTCGCAGGCAAGTCTTCGCCCATCAGGCCCTTGACGGCGTTAATGGTGTCACGGTAGTTATCGTGGTAGGCGGCGAGCTTAGCGGCTGGTGCTAACTGGAGAAACGGAATGTTCTTGGTGAGTCCCGAGAGCGCATCCTGCGCGACCTGAATAACCTTGCCCGTGCCCCGAGTGTAACCTTGATCGACAAGCTGTGCTGCCTTCAGCAGCTCGGGGAGCGCGGGGATTCCCGCGCTGGTGGCCGCTTTCGCGCCCAGTCCAGCCCCCTTACCCAGGGGGCCGCCCAGATAAGTCAGCGGATCGAAGGCTGTCTCGACACCAAACTTCTGCCAGGCTGGAGCATTGGAATCCTGAAACCGCTGTTGGGCCGCTTCAATCGCCCCAGGGAGCCCCATTGAACCAATTTCCTGGAAGAATTCCAGGGGGTTATCTGGCGTGCCAGGCGCCAGGGTTTGCGGGGGAGTAATCAGCCCCCCGACCGTTTGAGCAGTTGCGCGGCCAGCATCCAGCAACGCCCGTATCTGAGCGATGACAGGAAGATCACCAATATCGGAAAGCTGCATTATCGACCAAGGGCTTGATGTAACAGGGCGAGCGCATCAAAATCGCCACCAGTGCCGCCAAGCGGACCAATCCCGTTAAGAATGTTTGGACCGATTCCAATGTGCAAATGTGCAGGAGTTGTCGCCGCATTACCTGTCCGACCAACTTGACCAAGTGGCGTACCTGCCTGGACTACTTGACCCCGACTCACCAGAGGCGCGTGCTGAAGATGAGCGTAATAATACTGATTGCCATCGGTGCCCTGGATAAGAATATTATTCCCACCAGGACCACTGGAGCCTGTCGAGAGTACCCGACCACCATGCATCGCCACCACGGGCGACCCTTCGGGAGCCATTAGATCGGAGCCGCCGCGGACTGAGCCGTGGTGTGGTTGCACCTGACCCTGGTAGCCTTGTACAGGAAAGATATATTCATGGGTGGCGTCGCCACCTGTAATCGCGTTCGTCTGGTCAGGAACGAGAACGCTCTGGGCCGCGAGCAGCGGCCCCAGGAAACCCGCCACGGCTTGTGATCGCGCGGAGTTGGGATCGTTGTAGCCTTCAAACCGCTGAGCCAGAGCAATCGTCCGTAGACCGTGTTGGGATGTTCCTGGTTGGAGTCCTTCGTTAGTGGCTTGCTGGTAGGCGTGCTGGAATTCTGGGATAGCAATGCGTAGGTTGTATGCGGGGTTTTCAAGGTCTGCAACGGTGTGCCCTGACCCACGACCGCCTGCGCGGTTGGCCTGAAGAAGTCCAATACTGTTCCCGTTGTCGCCCACAGCGTTGGGATTGCCCTGTGATTCCGATTGAATGGCTGCGGCCCAGTAGGCGGCTGGGACACCCGACTCTTTAGCGGTTGCTTCGATAAGGGGAAGCCATTGGGTTAGCTCGCCTGGGACATTGCCCGTGAGCCTGGTAGCCGCGTTACTAGAGACCTGTTTGCTGACCCCAAGAATACGCGCTAGCGCAGCCTGGAGTGGACTACCTTGCTGGGTATTAACCTGTGGCCCCATCGGGGCCAGCCGCGCCGCGGGCTGTACAAACGGTGCAAATATATCCGAAGTTAGTAGTGGGTTCTGGTCTGGAATACCGAAGATATCCCCGCCAAAAGCGGGTTGATTCATTGGTGGGGACTGGGTATTAAACAGGTTGCCTACTACGCGACCGATGGCATCATCCAGAAACACTATTGGCGCATCCACTGTTGAATCGGATCATAGTACCACTGCGCGGTGTTGCCCGAATTCATCGGGCCAAGGGTTTGCGGCCAAAACCGCTCCCAGCGGCGGTCTTCTACCTGGGATGGATCAAGCTGCACATTCGGATTAAAGTGCATCCCCTGGGGTTGCTGGCCCATCATCTGCATAAACATATCAAGGAAGTTATTCATTAGAAACCTGAGTAGCGTACTCGGGGTTGGTACGTTTGCTGGCGCTCACCACGTAACTCGGGAGAAAGCTGTCGGAATTGATAGGCATAGTCGCCACCATGCTGGCCCAGGTAATTCAGGAACGGGGTGCCCGTAGGCAAACTAGGGGCATCGGCTAGATAGTTTCGATGGATAGTGTTGTACTGACCCTGAAGGTAACGGCCAAACGGGTTGTCGGGGCCGCCAAGACCAGCCTTGTTCAAAGCATACTGATATGCCACATCAGGATTATCCTGATAGTAAACGTTGTTCAAGTCCAGACTTTGCGTTGGATCGAACGGACTAAAGAACCCGAAGGGGTTGGCGTATACACTCATTACTTAAACAAGTTGTCCAGTGCCCCAGGCACCAAGTAGTCCAAAATACTACGGTTCTGCTGAGCCTGGCCCAGCATCGGACCAGACCGACTCATATTAAACTCAGCGGCCAGCGGAAGCTGGGATGCCACGGGCTGAATCAATCGGGCCACATCAGATGGCAGGCCCGAACCGAGTGCATTACTGAGCAACTGAGAAATCAAACCCGAGTCACCCAATGATGCAACCACGGCAAGTCTCGATAGTTGGTCAGGATCAGTGACCGTGCCCGAGTTCAGTAGTTGTGCGGCGTTCTGCGCACCACGAGCAATATCAAAGACCGAGCCCACCGCATTGCGGGGACTGTAAACACCACCGCCTTGAAGGGCGTTACGGAACAGTGTCGGGGCTTCGGTGACTAGATCAGGATTCGCAGCAATTTGCGCTAGTACAGGGAGCTGGAAATCTTCTGCGTGCCGCTGGAATAGTTTAGTCGAAGGATTGGCGCTAATCGGATTAACACCAAGGGCTCTAAGATTCTGAGTGACCGCATGCCCAGGATTTAGAACATCCCCGAAAATCGACAGGTCACGTAATGCTTCTGGAGACATATCCGTAGACCGTGCAGGAGCACCAGGAAAACTAGCCTGACCCGTTCCGTTCGGAACGCTATCCCCCGATGCCGTGGGATTCGGCGGGGCGCCTTGCCCGCTGGGTAGGAGCTTGGAAACACCAGGCTCAGGCTGACCACTAGAACCACCAGTTTCTTCACCAGGCTCAGCAGTAGTCTCAGAAGAAGTCTCGGCTTCGGGCGCTGTGGCCGAAGGCAGAACATCCCCGTTGGCGGCAGCCGCCGACTTATCAATACCAGAGAGCACCTCGGGCTGGGGCTGTGCGCCCCGAGCCAGCGCATTAGCGAGACTGCCCAGCATATCACCCAACGGACCCACGGTGTTACCAGCTAGGGCACTGGCGGCAGCGCCGCCACCCCAGCCCGCAAGCGAGAGAATCTTCTGAAGCTGCTGGAAGTTGTTATATGCGCCAAAACCGCCGCTAGCGATAGCGCCCAATAGGTCAAGTGGATTTAGGCTTGGTCCCTGGCTCGGGACCTGGAAGCCCTGCTCAAGGGTACGGGGATCACTAAACGCCACGGTAGTCTCCTAGAATCCGCCGTTCATAATCAGGTCTACAAAGGATGTGAAATTCTTGTTGCCAATGTTGGGGTGCTGCGATGCTAGGTACTCAGCCAGGGCTGGAAGCTGTCGGTAGGAACTGCCAATAGTGTTCTGCATGTTTGACGGAAGACCGCCCAGCATCAAATTGCTAAACAAGGAGAGTGCATCCTGGTCATTGGTTAGCGTGCCCAGTAGAAAATCCAACCCTGGGCTAAAAGTTGATCCACCGCCGTTGAGTAGCGCGTTCTGTGCTTGTGATGCGGCTTGAGAAATATTGGTCCATGCCTGGCGCCCCTCGGTCGGAGAAAACAGAACAGGTGAGCCCGCCATTGCCGCAGTTACTTGTTTGTCGATTAGGTCGGGTAGGTTGTCAATCGACCCAGGATTAGCAGCAATCTGCGCGTACACGGGCGCCAGAACCGCCCCAGCCTTTCCTTCGATAGCCTTCACGCGGGGATCACCCGACATTGGAGAAATGCCGTGCTTACGTAACGCCTGCTCAACACTGGTAACAGGGCTGGTCAGGTTCCCAAAGACTTCCTGATTCAGCAGGTTTTGACTCGACTGCGGCGAAGGGCCAACGCCAGGAGCATCCCCAAACTGCGGCGCCGAGTAGGGCGCGGGGTTGCTACCCGTACCAAACATGCTCTGGCTACCGAACTGGGGCTGATTGCCAAAGCTGCTACCGCCGCTGATACCAGGAAAACTCGTTCCACCCCCGATACCAGGCAGACCACCCCCATAGGGGAGACTACCTGCACCCATGCTGCCAAAACTAGAGCCACCACCTGGCATGCCGAAATTACCGCCACCGAAGGAGCCCAGGCCGCCGCCCATCGGGCCACCAGACATTCCTGGGAACATTCCAGGGCCACCCATGCCCATGCCTGGGCCACCGAACATTGGGGGCATTCCCATGCCCATCGGCGGCATCCCCATTCCCATCATGGGGGGCATGCCCATCATTCCCATACCAGGCATGCCCATACCGCCAAACATGCCCATTCCCATGTCGCCCATCGGGCCACCAGACATTCCGCCCCCCATACCTTCGGGCGGACCAGGAGTACGCGGCACGACCTGCCCTGGGCGGAAACCGCCCTGGGTGAGAATCTGAAGTGCGTTGAGCTGCCCGCCCATCGGGCCATCTTTGAAGCCACCTGGGGAGTTGGCAAAGTCTACCTGCGCATGCTGATAGCCACCAGGCGCCTGCCCGTACTGGCCCCCAGGCCAGCGGAGCATGTCCATGCCAGGATCATCAACAATCGCTAGCGGCTGACCCTTTCGAACCTGACCACCCTTGACCAGCCCCTTGGTATGTACCAAGCGCATGCTGAACCCCGTGCGGGGATCGGTCAGCATCACCAGCTCACCAGGGACAGGACCATTCATGGTCTGCATCGTTTGAACGATGCCATCGAAAGGCGCGGAAATTACAGCACCCTTGGGGGTGAACACGTCGGTCGAATTACCACCACCTGACCATTTCTGCTGTCCAACGAGCGTAGGCACATTCCCAAACATCTGGGAGAAATCGTAGCCGCCCTGGCTACCGCCGAACACATCTTGCTGAGCCCCATACGGACTAGTTTGATAATGCTGGCGCACCGCGGCAGGACTGTAATAATCCAGGAAGCCCATTAGTAGTAAGCACCATTAACCATAGCGGTACTAGGCAGAGTACGGAAATTAGGATTCAGGAACCAATCAAGCCAGGACATGCTAATGTTCGACTGTGGGTGTTGCTGCACCCAGACCTGATTAACGTTTGGAAGTTGGTTGTACTGGCTTTGGAGCGTGTTCTGCATTGTGGGGTCAAGCCCGCCCAGCATGAAACTGTTAAGAAGCTGCATCGGGTCACCGCTATTGGCGCTGCCAGTAAACATGCTGTGCATGTTAGCCAGGGCTTGATTAGCCAGAACACTAGGATCACCCATGCCACGGGTGGCGTTATCATAGGCCCACAGGTTTTGCATCAGCCCATTAAGTGCCTGGCCGCCCTCGTAAGGGCTGTAGAACACTCCACCGCCGTGGAGAGCGGAAGTCACCTGCTGGCGCACCATTGCTTCCAGACTATCCATACTCGCCCCACTGCCCAACTGAGCAAAGATCGGGGCCATAAGTTGATTAGCGTGCTGGAGTAGGGAGCGTATGCGGGGATCGCCGCCGTTGGGGTTAATGCCCATTGACATGAGCACACGCTGAACGGTGCTCGTAGGGTCTTGTAGATCGGTGTACAGGCCGCTAAAGAGATTCCCGCTAGGGTTTGGCGGTGCTACCACACCGTTGTTACCAGTCGTAGTGCTGGCTTGGCCCGTGAGCGGGCCCTTGGGCTCGACCGTTGTACCATTCACAGGCGCATCGCCTGACGGCTGAGCGTTGGACTGATTAGCATTCCCCAACGAAAATGGGGCCGCCACGGGAGCGGGGGTACTATATGGAGAACTGCCCTGGGCAGGACTGGCCGCGGGCGGCATCAGCGAGCCCGACTGGAACGGATCAAACTGGGGCTGCTTGGGGTTGGGGAGCCCGAACGGATCGGCCTGGAACGGGTCACCGAAGAAAGAGAATGCCATTATTGATTCTGTCCTGCAAGCGTGTCAAGGGGCGGGGGTGCCCCTGGGCGATGTGACCCTGGCGGGCCAAGGTTTTCCTGACCTGGACCAGCACCAATGTTCGAACTGGCTTCAGATGGGTTGGCTTGAGACTGAACACCCACACCAGGCTGGGGAACGTTGCCCTGGCCTGGACCGCCCTGGGGCGGGGGAGCTGCACCAGCAGCTCCAGGTGGACCGCCCTGACCCTGCATAGCAGCCGCCTGTTGGGCCTGAAGCGCCTGCGAGACAAGATACTGCACAATGGGGTCTTTAGACTGGCCTGCGGCAGCAAGCGCGCCAAAGCGCGTCATCATCGGGTCTAGGTAAATCAGGTCCGCAAGAACCTCAAGGTTCTCTTCCTCAACATCTTCCACATCCAGATAACGGTCACGGATACGTGGGAGCGACAGTAGGTGACTCTGGGAAGCCAGGGCAGCCATCTGCATTTTCTGCATTTCGTTTTGCGGGGTCACATCCTGGTACTCGACTTCGATACGAACATCCAAGCCCGTATAGTCCACACCGTTCATCTTCTGGATGTAACTACCGCGCATCCCAGGCTGGGGCGCGACTACCGTAATCTGACCCGCATTCATCGTAAAGAGCGTGAAAGCGTTGTTGTACAGGGTTTCGTAGTAGTGCTCTAGCGCCCGCACAAACGGGAAGATCATATCGCGGGCGGTGCCCGCGGCGATGGACTCGTGGAACCCAGAAGTAAACTTGTTGCCTTCTGCGAAGGCGGCGGGGCCAAGGGCGCCGCGGTAAATTTCATCCTGTACGGCCTGGATCAGGGCCATCAGATTGTTAAGTGCTGGACCCAGCACCATTGGCGCAAAGTCATCCTGGCGACCAACTTGGGTAATGCCACCTGCTTCGGTATCAGGCTCGGAAACCTGACTGGGGGTGTCGGTTTTCATGATCCATGGGGGGTTGGCCTGCTTCGCAATCAGGGTCTTAAGCATCGCCATCAGTTCTTCTTTATCGGCAATGGGACCTTTGACTGCGGAGAGAATACCAGCTCCCATGAATTCAGTGAAGTCTGGAGCATTGGGGGTAGCGCGGTAGAACGCGCCTGCGGCGGTGGAAATAATGATGGGGTTAAACCCATAGCCGTGCTGGGTGGGCTGTACCAGGAAATCGTTGTCTACAACAATTGCGTACTCTAGTGGGGTATAAATACCTGTCATCTTGACAGGTTCTTTGGGGTCACGATCCCCCATGAGAGTATCGGCTATGTCGCCCCAGTCACCAAGAATGTCGCCTACGGTAGTGTCTTGTACGTGGGCAATATAGAGCGGGCTTTTGCCGCCTAGGCGGGGGTACACATGGATCGGGTCTAGTAGGTCGTAGACAAAAGGGAACTGCGGATCACTGGGGTTGTAAAGGAGTCGGCCCACAACCCAGCCGCGAAGCAAAATGGACTGCGCTTCATCATAGGCCAGGGGATTCCGAACACCGTTCTGGTAGCGCCGTGCAAACTCACGGCGTAGGTACATGCACAGGTTGGCTGCCATACGGGCGGCGTGCTGCTCAGGCATCGCGCCACCAATCCCGCGGACACGCGGCGGCTTATTAGCCAGCATCGCAGCAGGTTTCATCACCAACACCCGACCATCGTTGATGGTCATGGTTTGCCCGCCCGTTACGGGGGCAGTGGAGCTATTCTGCATTTCATAGAGCTGCTGCTCATCATCCATGCGCGTATCGCGCTGAGAGTAGAACGACTGAGCATCAGTCCCGAGCGATGAAATGGCCGCTGGGTCCATACCTGAAAGCTGGAACATTTATAACCTTGGACCTTAGAAACTCTAAGGCCGACGCTTCTTGCCTCTGGTGTAGCGATTTTCGCGCAAGTATTCCCAGGATGCCTTATGACGAGCAAACCTGGGGCGGTAGATTTCTTTGCCTACCAGGCCGAAATGATGGACCAGGCCGTAGGCGATGGCCTTAGCCGAGTGGTTGTTCTTGTCATCTGGAGTTTCTTTGGTGGGTTGGTTAGACTGGTCGAGCTTGTACTTGTAACCAGCCGTGAATTCCCAGATGGTCTTTTCACACTTAGGGTCTATGTAGAGTCGTGGTCTGGCAGGAGTAAAGCCCTCATCAACCTTGAGAAAACTGCGGGTTCTAAGGATGCCGTCAAGGATGCCAACAGGACGGCTTTCAATAGGGAGTCCCGCGCCGCCGCGCTCAGGCGCAAAGGTCCACCATTCATAATCAGAGCGTTGGTTGTGGTGTTGTTTTCCTGCAATGTCCATCACTCCGTTGGTCACGTTGCGCCACAGGGGATGGGTGATTGCGCGCTGGATTACGTCGCCTACCTGGACATACTGAGTGTAGATTTCGTCTAGGATGTATACGGTTTCGTTGTAAACGGCGACAAAGAGCACCGCGTAGCCGCCAGCATAGCCAGGGTCGATCCAGCACTCCAGGGGCATGTCTTTGGGAATCCAGAGCGTTGGGTTGGTAGGATCACTGTCAGGAATACCCAGTCGAATCGGTCGGCCCGCGTGGATCATGTTCTTAAATTCGGGAAAAACTAACCCCTTCGGGGGTTGGGGGCGACCGCCATAGCGCTCCCAGAAAAAATCTTCGGGTAGGCTCTTATAGAGCCGCTGGATTTCCTCATTCTCCCAGCCACCAGGATAACGGGTCAGGTTGGACCAGCTCGGCATTTCATACGAAACGCCATCTTCGTCGTTGCGGGCCTTCCATTTCAGGCCCAGGTCAGCAAACCAGCCGCCGCCTGGCTCCAGGGTACCGTTGATACAGAGCCAACCCCTACGGGGTCCCGTGCGGCCAAGGCAGCGTAGATACGCTTCAAATGGCTGCTGGGCAGCCTCAACCATCAAGATACCATCGGGAGCTTCGTTAGCGATCCTGCTAACATCCGTAGCAGAAATGACTTTCCAGTTGATACCGCCCTTAAGGGTCATCGACCAGGGACCATGCTCAGGAGTGGATGCGGTGTCAATTGCCCCCATTGGCCCGAAAATATCGTTAATCAGATATTTCATTTCGGGTTTGCCCTGGTCATACTGCGGGGCAACGATCCAGAACTGGCGACCGTGGAAGGTTTTACTGGCGCCTTCCATTGCAGCCGAGAGAGACTTACCCGCCTGCTCTCCACCAAAGGTGAGCTTGGCCCTGGCTTCGCCAGCGTGGCCGTGGGATGCTCCCAGGTGGAAAAGGAGCTGTTCCTGGGAAGGGCCATAGCCCGCTTGGTCCCAGATGGCCTGGCGCATCTCCCAGGTAGGAGACTCCCCGAGTAGTGGGCGGTACGGGGCATCAGCCAGGTTGGATCGGAAGGAAGGAATTGGAAATTCTCTACCGTTGTGGTAAACTTAGACAAGTAATGAAAGGAGCTTGGAATCTATGATTCCAACGCCCCGTCTGAAACAAAGTTTCAAAGGAGTCTACCAGTGGCTAAAATCAACACCACGGTGAAACTCGCGGATATTCAGGAACAGATTAAGGTATCGGGGGTGAAACAACCGAGTCAGGAAACCGTCGAGCTACGAGACATGATTTCTAAGCTGAAAGTTGGCCGTGCCAACGGGTTTGCCTACGAGCTGGATGAAACGGATAACGCCAACAAGATCAAGGCCCGTATTGCGGGGGCCGCAAAGTTTCTCGACAGGTGGATTCATGCCGAGTCCGTGGAAGATGGTTCTACGTTCTGGGTGTGGTTGGACCCACGCCCACGACAGACTAGGAAGAAGTCTGAAGATGAAGAGTAGCATCGGCGGGGAGTCGGGGGAGCGAAAGCTCCCCTTTTCTTATAAACGTCTAGCTTCATCATTTAACGGGCAGAGAAACTAGAGAACAGGCCCGACCGATCACCACTCGCTACCCATCCCAGAATCAGGGACTTCACACTTTACACCCCTCGCACTTGATTCTGAGCTAACAGCCTTGTCCGTGTCGGTCTTTTGCATAGTCATTAAGGTTTTAACGAATTCTCCGAACGCATCCAGCTTCTCGCCAGAACGATCCATCACAGGACCGACTCTTCGATCCACAAGATACTGAGCCACCTTGGCATCGCCCTGGTCAATCGCCTTCTTAATCAGCACATCAAGTAGGTCGTCCCAGTGTTCGGCAATCTTCTGGTCAATCCGTTGGAATAACTCTTCTGCGGTCGAGTCGGCTTTGGGCTGGTTGAATTTCTTGGCGCGTCTCCGCGCTCGGAGCTGTTCCTGGTATGCTTTGTCTTTAAAGAGCGGGTTGCCAGCCATCAGGTACCTGAATCGGCGTCTGAGCTTACAGCTCAGGTGGGTCTTCGTATGGAAGACCGTAAGTGTCGTCTGCGTAAAGACCGCGAGCAATCTTGCTTTTGAGAACCACTAGCCTGTCAATTTCCCATTCGGTAAGGTGGCTCTGGGCGTTGCCCCACTGGTAGGGCTTGTCTAGGTCTTTGGACATGCTCACATTATCCTTAGTTCCAGGTTCCACTGCTTCCACCTTACATGTGTATTATAACATATTTCGTACTACTTTGTCAAGTCCTATCTGTGCTTAGAACGCCCGTTCTATTGTGATGCCCTTGGTTAGGGTTTATACTCATGATACGAAGCTTATTTGACAGAGCGTACTGCTTTGAAAATCTGGAGGTATGCCCATGAACACTCCGACTAGTTGGAGCTATCGCCTAGCTCGATTCTTACGGGACAAACGGATTGAACACGGCTTAAGCCAGGAAGAAGCCGCGAAGCGGCTTGGCTGGACCCAGACCGAAGTGTCGCGCCTTGAGCGCGGGTTTAGTACCAGACCCCCGTTCGGGAGCGTGATTCAGTTGGGTACTTCGTATGGCACTACTCCTAATTCGCTAGCCAGGGCTGCTGGTCTCTGGACTGATAACAAGGATTCTCGGGATGGCGCTTCGCGTTTGGAACTGGCCCGCCTGGAAGCCATCCTAGCGGACCTGCCGCCCGAGCGGCGAACTGAGTTGATTACGACCTTGGAAAACTTTGCGCTCTCCACGCGCAACACCTGGGCCAGAGCAGACCGTGTGGAAGTCCGCTAACTTGTTTTACCCTTCGTGGCGCTGCCACTGTGGACAGGAGCACTCTGCTCCTACCCTACATATGTATTTTAGCACACACCGTACTAGCTTGTCAAGGCCACTTAGGACTGCGGCCAGAGCAATGCTCTGACCACTGCCGCTCTCGCGTTAGTCTTTGATAAGCCCCTGTGTATACAGGGGCTCTAAGACTCTCCCCTAAGGGGGGAGAGAGTACCAGTTTATTAGTAATATATAAATATATTTATAGCGCGCCCACGCGCGAGGGGCAGAGCGAGAGCCGCCCCGATTAGACCCACTTGACAGACCCATGGTTGGCGTGGTAAGATACATATGTGGGGTCCAGACAGCGAGCCTTTTTCTGTTGGTTTCAGCCAGTACGGACAGGACTTGACAAGCCACCCGCAAACGTGTTAAGATACATATGTAAGGAGAAAACAGATGCCCAAGAAGCAGACCCCAGCCGAGAGCCTGAGCGATTTTGATCTGGACGAAGAGTCCCAGTTGGAGACCGTGGTGGATGACCGCGTGAACGGTTTTGTCAGTGTCACGTTCCAGTTCACGAATTCCGATGGAATCAGCGGTAGCTCCACCGTGCAGCACCAGGGGACTCTCCAGGAAGGCCGCGGCCTTGCCGCGGATTGGTACCAGCACTTGCAGGCCGAGTTTGGTATCCAGCCCCAGGTCTCGCGGTACGCGCAGAGCAACAGCAGCAATCGGAATACGCCCACCAACAATCGGAACCAGCGCAGTGCGGCGCCCCAGCGCCGTCAGGGTAGTAATCCCAAGTGTGTGGACTGTGGGAGCCCTATCCAGGACTGGACTTCGAAGGCGGGTAAGACGGTTACGGGTGCTGACTTTGCGACTATTCGTGAGCGGAAGTATGGTCGGGCGTTGTGCTATGAGTGTATGAAAGCCGAGGATGATTTGGGTTAATGAGCCATTTCCGTACAGCAGTCAAAGAGTATGACCAGTACCTTGATAAGCTCAAGGAGCGGCAATATCAGGTGGGACTCCCGACAGGGCTAACCACCTATGACAGACTGACTGGCGGACTTAAGGCGAGTGAGTTAATCATTCTCGCGGGGTCTACTAGTGCTGGTAAGACTGCCCTGGCAATGCAAATTACATTTAATATTGCCGATTATCTGCGGAGTCAGGGAGACGACAGCCCCATCGTGGTATTCAGTGGGGAAATGCCGAAGTACCAGCTAGTGGCCCGCGAAATCGCTCGCCAAACAGGAGTACCCATCATCCGCCAATTTCAGGGGGAGTTTGATGAACTAGAGCGACAGGACATTGAACGTGTGAAGGCCGACTTGGCAGACTTGTCAATCTTTATTACCGACAAGCCTGGGCTGGATACGAACCATGTCAAACGGGTACTGAGCAACTTCCAGGCTCCTGCAATGGTGGTGGTGGATCATCTACAGCTTGCCGCCAAGCGCGGTGTGCCGCCCTACCAGGCGGTGACGGATGCTATCGAGACCTTGCGGGAGCTGCGCGGAGAAAAAGAATGCCCGTTCCTGGTACTGAGCCAGTTTAGCCGCGACAAGTCCGAAGTACCGCAGCGACCAGTCCTGAACCGTTTACGGGACTCGGGGAAAATCGAAGAAGCTGCCAGTGTGGCTCTGCTGCTGCATAACCCAGCAGCCTTGGATCGGAGCACAGAACTGGATGGCCCTGCCCCCGCGGAGCTGATTGTTGCCAAGAATCGGGATGGCTGGACTGGGCACCTGAACCTGATCTTCAAGCCTGAGCAACTAAGTTTTGAGGAAAAGACTAATGAGTAGCACGCTACATGACATGTTGGGTGTTCTACGGGATCGGGCCTGGCAGTCCGCTGCCGTTCGGCAGGAGGAGTTTGAGCGCATTGCCCTGGGGGGCCTTGACCCTAACAGCTCCAATGACCTGGGGCTAGCCCAGGTGGCGGCCATGCTGGTGGCCGCGGAAATCACGCACAGGGGGCTTGTCGAGATTGTGGAGCCCGAGCCGCTTGTTGAGCTTGACCAGTACGATGTTGACTGGGCTGATGAGTCCCCCGATGAGTACTCAGACTATGATGACTACTATGACCATTACGAGTCGGATGATGACTACTGGGACCTTTCTGAGCCCGAAGAGTTAACTCCTGAGTCTGATGACTGACCGTAGTTGGAAAGCCCACGAAAGAGCGGTGGCAAAGATGTTGGGAACCACTCGTATCCCCAGTACGGGGATGGCCGATCCTGATATTATCGCCCACGGCTTTGCTATCGAGCACAAGTACACCCAGAACATTCCTAAGTGGTTCCAAGATTATTGGGATCAAGCGGTTCGCAACAAGCACGACCTAAAGCCAATGGTAGTCATATCCCGTGCAGGGAAACCCGCCCAACGCTGGGCAGTAGTAGACTTGAAAGATTTAGTGGAGTTATTGGATGCGTCTGACTTTTAGTTACTTGGGGCAGACCCGCCGTACTCATTACGGTGAAGATGCGGATGATCTTGTGACCGATCTTAGGGGGTTTCTCCAGGATACGCTGGACCGTTTTGAGGGTGAGGAGCTGCATATCGTTACTTCAGTAACGGTGGATGTTGTTGATCCAGATGCAACCAATATTTGACATTGGCTATGCTACAGGGTTTCACAACGGGTTGATTCTGGGGGCGTCCATTGGGGCGCTCGCCAGCGGGTTATTTGCAGTAATTGTTGAACAATTAGGGAAGGTGATATTTGGTTCACTTCGTTCTAGCGGGGTACTTCCTGGGACAGACCATCGCTCACGTTGAGGAGAATCGAACCCTGATGGAGTCAGAAAAGCAGTCCTTACTCAGGGCACTGAGCACCACACTCTCAGCGCTAGCAGATGGTGTGAACGATATGGAAGGTTCTGATGAGTGAGTTTCTGACAATTGCTGGTCTGGCGGTTCTGCTCTTGGGGCTAGCCGTGTTGGTTGGTACCGTGGTTATGCTTTGGGCGTGGAACACCTTAGCAGTTGGCCTTTTCGGGGCTCCAGTTATGGAGTGGTATCACGCATTAGCAGCAACAGTGTTAATTGGTATTATCGGTGGGGCGTTTAGTCGTGGCACGTCTTGATTCCGATGAACGGTTCACCTTGGGTCGGTACCTGAACTGGCGGGAAGCCATGTTGCATCGCCCGCTCACGGAGCGGGAACTAACCAAGGTAGCCCAGGACCGAAACCTGACCTATCGGTTTATCAAGCGGGTGCGGTCGCACTACCGCGTGTTCTGTAGGGGACTGGGCTTCGGCCCCGAGGTGTTCCGTATCCCGCAGGAGCGGCTAGATAAGCTGTCAACAGAAGTTGACTGGAATAAAACTGAACAAAGGATAATGTCGGGGTTATATGGAAAGCTTAATGCAAGACAGGCCCGTGCAAAAGTCCGAGGAATCCTGGAGTCGTTGTAGTCGCTGTATCAAGGGTCAGATGTACACAGAATCTACTGGGGATCGGGTTTGTCTCCAGTGTGGTGAGCGAGTTTGCAGCGAGGATACGTATCCATATTACATTTCTCCAAGCCCCGAACATGTTTATTCGCAGGCGTATGACCATCGGAGCGGTAAACGCCCCGTGCTAACCAAGAAGACAGGAATTCGATAAATGGAGTGGACACCCACAAAGGATGCCAAGTTACTTTCACTGAGAGACAGCGGCCTAACCTTTACCGAGTGTGCGGAAGCGATGACCAACTGGTACGGCGAGACCTGTACCAAGGATGCTTGTTCCAACCGCATGAAGGTGATTGTCAGGCCCCCAGGTCTCAGCGACCAACCGCCCAGTATCCATATGCCATTCTTCCACAAGTATTTTGATGAGGAAGGCCAACCGCTCAACGAGCCCAAGAAGTATGACCTGCAACTCTATATCGACAGTGGGATGGTCGCACCGAACAACAAGCAGGAAATCCTGCATATCTCCGATCTACACATCCCGTTCCAGAATGAAGAGTTGCTGGACACTATCCTGCGGCGGCACGCCGCGGCGGACCTGGTAGTGGTCACGGGGGATGCCCTGGATTGCTATGCGTACTCACGGTTCCCAAAGGATCGGAATGTGCCCATCGAACAGGAAATTGAGTCCTGGATTCGCCTGCAAGCCTTCCTGGCGGCGCGGTTCCCCAACGTGGTGATCGTGGATTCCAACCACGCGGATCGGGTCAAGCTGGCGCTGGCAACAGTCCCACTGGGCCTGAGTTTCCTGGTAGAGCCCAACATCCATCGGTACCTGGCACGCCCGTTCAACAATGTTCACGTAGTCGGAAACTGGTATTTCCAGGTGGGTGACGCGATCTTTGCTCACGCGGATTATGCTCGGGGCCGAGCGCCGCAGTCTGTGGTGAAGGTGGCGGAATTCTTGGAGAACAACCGCCAGGTTGGACAGCTTGACATTCAGCCGTTTCGCCTGCTGGTGCAGGCCCACACCCATAAGGTCGGTACACTGATCTTCAAGGGGCGCAAGCTGGTTGAGTCGGGCTGCCTAGCCAGGCTGCCACTGGACTACACGGTGAGTGCGGGGTCGGTTTCGTTTCCTGAGCCCCAGGTGAATGGGTATGTGTCGGTAGTCCAGGAGAATGGCCGCACCGATCTTAACGCCAGCAGGGAGCACTATCTTGGGGATTTTGAAACAGCAGCCTGAGCGGATTTACTGTCGCACTCCTGACGAACTGCGGGAAGCTTTGCTTCCCTGGTTTCCGAAGGCTGCTCGCCCAGCTCGGCTCGGGTTCGATATTGAAACCACAGGGCTCAAGCCCTGGCTAGAGAAGCCCCTACTGGGACAGCTCTCCGATGGTCAGCGGACGATCATCGCCCACTGGAAGGCCGACCTAACCCAATTCCGCCCATTCCTGGTAGCCCAGAGCATTCAGAAAGTGATCCAGAATGCTGCGTTTGAGTGCATGTGGTTTGAGCATCATTTCGATATTCGCGTTGGTCCTGTGTGGGATACTAAGCTTGCGGACCTGGTACTACGTTGTGGGCTCCCGTTGTTCGACAGGCAGAACTCTCTTGGGGACATTGTTCTCCGCTATACGGGGAAAGAAATTGATAAAGAAACAGGTGGCGCCCTTACTTTCGTCGCCGCCGATCCTGAGACCTTTGAGCCCACGGATGCACAGATTACTTACGCCGCGCAGGATGCAGAGGTTGTCCTTCCAGTCCAAAAGATTCAGCAGGAGCGGATTACGCGGTTCGGCCTTGCCCCCACCATGGAACTGGAAAATCGGGTGGTGCCCATACTAGCTCGGATGATGCTCAGTGGAATGCCTGTGGATGTGGATGCCTGGCGGCAACTACTAACTGATCTTCGGGAACGCACCCAGGGTATTGAGCGGTTTCTGATTGATAATCTTACCGTGCCAATGGCACGGGTGCGCCGTCAGAAGTATCAGGCGATGCTTGGTCCTTGGCAGGAGTGGAAATCCAACTACGCGAGTTATGTCGAAGACTTGGAAGATTCTCTACTGGTGGAAGATTTTGATTCCAGGGGGGAACGCCGTAAGACTGTCCAACGCTACCAACGCGAATATCGGGAGTTACACCCAGAGCCCAAGAAACCCAGTCAGGCCGACGGCCCGATCAACCTGGACAGTCCACAGCAGCTCTTGGATGCCCTACGGGAGTTAGGAGTCGAGACCCAATCCACAGACCTGAAAAGCCTGACGGAACTAGCCCGCACGGGCGGGCCTGAGACCACAATCATCGAAGCGCTGATGGAGTGGCGCAGCCTACACAAACTGGAGACAGGTTTTGGAGAAACCGTTTTAGCAAAGGTGGACACCGATGGCCGAATCAGACCAGAGCTTAACCAGGTTGTCTCAACGGGAAGAATGTCCTGTCGGACACCAAATCTCCAACAGATTCCTAATGGCCGTGCTGGTCGGGCTAGCGCAGACCTATCCAAACGATTCCGAAGTTGCTTTGTGGCTCCAGCAGGACGGGTCTTTGTCGTTGCGGACTACGGCTCAATTGAATTCCGAATCGCCGCCGAGCTTGCCAGCGAGCAGCACGTACTTGGGGTTCTTGAGAGTGGGGGCGATCCGCATGTTGATGCGGCAGTCCGAATCCTGGGAATCCCAGCCGACCAAGTGACCAAAGCGCAGCGTGATGCGGCTAAGACTATCAACTACGGGGTGGTCTACCGACTCTCGGCCTACGGGCTTGCCTGGCGGCTAGGGATTACCAAGGATGAAGCGCAGGAGCTATTAACTCGGTGGAACGAAGAGCACCCAAACATGGCGCGCATGCTGCGCGACCTGGGCCAGCGGGCTATGACCCCCGAGCTGGGCAACCGCGGAGCGGTGCGGACTCTGAATGGCCGCTGGCGCCTGTTCCAGCTCCCCAGGCGCGGGGAGGAGGAGTACTACAAGAAGAAGGCCCGCATCGAGCGGGCTGGCGCGAACGCCCCCATCCAGGGGACCAGTGCGGATATTACCAAGCTGGCGCTAATCTACCTGGACCAGGCACAGTCTAGTCATCCAGTTGTGT